GCTGAGGATGAGTCGGAAGCCTCAACCAGGGCGCAAGCGGAGGGTAGAGCCCCGCATTTGTCCAAGCTGATACGCAACGCGCCCGGTGAGATCATTCTGACCGGACAAGGTAAACATTCGGTGTGTTAATCTGGGGCGCCCCAGCTGAAACGGGTCTCACACGATCCAGTCGGGGCGCTATGTGGCGGACGTGGCACCTACTGCGCCACAGATGAGAAGGTAGCCTGCTTTGCTCTTCACTCAACGTTCCAGAAAGCAACGGGTGCGGCCCGTATGGGTTCTCGGCACGGGGAGTAGTCCGGAAATGAAAACGCCCCGGCGGAAGGCTCTCGCAATCCTCGGCCAGGGCGTCGGCGCTTTCGGGGGGCTTCAAGCGCACGAACGAATTACACCCGCCAACCGTGGCCATATTATGGTTGTCCGAATGGCCGCTGGCATTGTGATCAGCGGCACTATGCATCTGGGTCTCGTGTGACTGACATCCTGATCATCGCGTGAACATCAGGGTTTCTGACAGGGGCAACGACGGGAGCCTTCCCGAGCGTGATCAAGGCAATGACAGTGAAGAGAATATGAAGCTTTGAAGGGGACACGAAAGCACCTGGCTACGCAAAAACAGGCGCGGGTTTTGGGCCCCAGATCCTGAATCAAACCTTTCTGCTGAAAAGAAAATTTCGGCGTCTTTTCACGGAACTTATTGCGTGCAAGTTCACCCCGAAGGGCGCCTGTCTATAGTCCCCATCCTTATCCACAAACCGCCCGCCAGAGCCACTTCAACAGGGTTAATCAATGCTTTCAGCTGGCCAGCTTAGAGACCGGGTTACCTTCCAAGCCAGAGGCATCGTGGATGACAGCTATGGCAACGAGGTTTCCGGCCGTTGGGCTGATCAGTTCACGGTAGCCGCGCGCGTGACGACTTCGCCCGGCCGAGAGGTCGTCACCGCTCAGCGCTTGCAAGGCGTCAATCCTGTCGATGTCTGGGTGCGCTGGTCGTCTCAGACGGCTAACATTAAGACCGAATGGCGGGCTGTCGACGCGCGAGACCCCTCCCAGGTCTTCGCCATACTCAGTGTCACAGACCCAGAAAAGTATTGGAGGCGGTTCCGCCTCCTGTCCTGCACCCTTGGAGGGGTAAGCTAAGGCTAACTTAGGATGCCTTCTTACGAGCCAGCAGAGCGAGGGCAACACCACCCGCGAACAAGCCGCCTAATGCCCACTTGAAGGGCAGAATATCGGCCGTCTCGCTGCGGATCGGCAGAACGGCGATAGATCCTGGTCGTGTCTCGTAACCGCGTTTGCCTTGCGCCTTCGCCTCAGCGATCTGCTGAGGGGAGACTTGCCACTCAGCTCCTCGGGAATTGTCGATGTACATCCAGCCTAAGCCAAAAACGGCAGCGATGACGAGAGATGCGAGGATTCGGAGGATCATTCTGAGCCTTCTCAGTTCTTGGAGGGCGGGGAGTTAGCGCTGTGACTCACGGCGGCAAGATGAATCCCTGCCTTACGACAAATCATCCCTCAATGGTGCTCATTGGAGCGCACGTCCCCGGAGAAAGTGAATGCGCCACGTTCAATACATCAAGCGCTTCGACTATCGCCCCCGCGCCTCGGTCGTTATGGCCCGGGCTGCCGGCGATGAGGTGAAGATCACCGAGGCCGAATACGAGGCCGCCAACGCAGCCGGGGCCGTGGAGATCATCATTGGCGAAAGTGCAGAACAGGGAACGGCTTCTGCGGAAGCTGGCAGCGATGCCAAAAAGGGCGCGAGAGGTAATCGGGCCCGCGATTGAGCAGGGTGCGGCTGAAATCGTCGCAATGCAGAAGCGACTCGCTCCCAAAGACAGCGGGGCTCTTGAGCGGTCGATCAACTACGTTCGAGGCACTTACACGCCCGAAAACTCGAATGTCCGTGGTGTAGGCGGGGGCAAGGGGCAGGGGTCTATAGTAGGCGACCCTGATCTCAGCTACCACATCGTCGCGGGTGACGATGTGGCTTGGTATGCCAGACTGATTGAGCATGGCACCCCGCCGCACATCAACAAGGGTATGTCCCCGGGAACGCAACACCCCGGAACGAAGCCACAGCCTTACTTCTATCCTGCATTCAGAGCCCTGCGGCGACGGGTCAAATCCCGCATCACCCGAGCCACGAAGAAAGCCGTCAAGGAGATTGCTGGTTCATGAGCGTTGAGGCAGCACTTCAGAAGGCGATCGTCGGCAGGCTCAAGGGTGATGCACCTCTGACGGCTCTCGTCTCTGGGCGGATCTATGACCGCGTGCCGGCCGGCGCAGCGCTTCCCTATGTCCATATTCGCAGCGTTCAGGTCGTGGATGACGGCGCCGAGTGCATCGACGGGGCCGAGGTCTTCATCGACCTTGATGTCTGGTCGAATGCGGTCGGCAAGGTGGAAGCCTCGCGGGCGGCCAGTGCCGTGCGCAAGGCTTTGCATGATGCCCCGCTCGCTCTCGATGAGCCCTATGCCCTGACCGAAATCGCCCACCGCGATACCAATGTCGGTGACGGGGGAGACGAACTCCTGTCGAGGGCAAGGTTAACCTTTCGGGCGCTCGTAGAAACAGTGGGATAGCTCCTGGGAGTCCTTTTGCAAGGCATTGAGACATGTCATCATGTGTAGATGGAGACAAAGCCGTTTAAAGTGATTGCCTGCCGCCGATGCGAGGCTGAGTGTGAGAAGCGCAGCCCGTCTCAGATGTACTGCGATCCGTGCCGTGTCATCACGGAGCGAGAGAAGAATACCGAGCGAGCGCGAATGCGCAGGCAAGGTCAAGCGAGACCAAGGAGCGCTCTGATCCAATGCCGCCGGTGCGGCTGCTCTATGGAGTCTCGCGGTGGGCGGCATCTTTACTGCGATCCGTGCCGCAAGGTTGTCTCGAATGAGACGAACAAGGAGCTGGAGCGGAAGAAACGCCGAGCGGCTGGGGTCGCGGGCATCGGGTCGGAGCGGGAATGCAAAATCTGCGGAGGCTCCTTCGTGATGAAAATCGGGCAGCAGTTCTACTGCGAACCCTGCTCGGCCAAGAAAAAAGCTGAAGGCAAGGCAGCAATCAATGTTCGCTACCGCCAACGGCACGGAGAGCGGCTCAGGCAGAAAGAGCGGCAATGGTCGGCCGAAAATGCCGAGGTCGTCAAAGAGCGCGGGAGAAGGTGGAAAGAGCGCAATCCTGACAGCTACAAGGAAGCTTATAGACGGTATTATCTGAGCAGGAAAGACGATCCGATGTTCGCCCTTAACTATCGGATGCGGCACGGGATCTGGCGCTCTGTCAAGGAATACAAGAAGGGGCAGCCGTGGGAAGGGTTTGTTGATTACACGGTAGAGGAGTTGCGCGTCCACCTTGAGCGCCAATTCCGCCCCGGCATGGGCTGGCACAATATGGGCGAGTGGCACATCGATCATGTCATCCCGCTAAAACTTCATAAGATTGAGAACCCCGACGATCCAGATTTCAAGGCCGCTTGGTCTTTGTCCAATCTTCGCCCGCTGTGGGCTGAAGATAACCTGCGGAAGAATGCAAAGCGTCTGACGCTTCTATAATTCCGCTCACAACGAAGTCTTCAACCGCCCGCTTCCGAGCGGGCTTTTTCATGGAGAGAGCAGATGGCTCAGGCCACGACACTTTCATTCTCGGCCTTCAAGGTCATGCTTGAGACATCGACCCCAGGCACTTTTGCGGCACCTTGCGGGCTCACCGAGCGCAGCGTGACGTTCAGCAAGGAAACCAACGATACGACTAGCATTGACTGCGAAGACGAGGACTCACCTTCGTACATCGAGAGGGATGTGGTTTCGCTCTCGGTCGAGATTTCCGGCGAGGGTGTCATGGCCCGCGAGTCTCTGCCCCTGTGGCGCGAGACATTCGCAACGACCGATCCGGTCAACGTCCGTATCGAAGTAGGCGGCACGGCTGCTCAAGGCGGGGGCTATTGGCAGGGCAAGTTCCATCTCGTGAGCTTTGAGCCTGGCGCAACGCGAGGCGAGAGGGCCTCCGTGTCGATTTCCATGCAGTCGTCTGGACCGGTGGTCTGGCAGGACGCTGCCGCATGAGCCGCAACGGTTCGATTGATATGGAATGGGCGGACGGCGAGACCTACACGTTTCGCCTCGCCATCGGTCAACTGCGAGAGCTGCAGGAGACCGTCAACAAGCCCCGCGCCAAGATCGGGGCTCCTCTGATCGGCCCCGCGAGTCTCTACAACCTTCTCGTCTCCCGGGATGCCTGGATGCATGAGGTTCGTGAGGTCATGCGGCTCGGCCTGATCGGCGGCGGCATGAAGCCCATCGAGGCGGTCGATCTCGTTCGACGCTATGTCGAGGAGCGCCCTCTGGCCGAAAGCAGCGTACATGCTGCCCTGGTCCTCGGCGCGGCCCTGTTCGGCACGCCCGAAGAGGAACTTGACGAGGGAAAAGAGATGCCGGCGAGCCAGGATCAGACAGCATCCGCTTCGCCGGCTTCTTTGGGTGGGGAGCTGTCCTAGGCTGGACCCCGCGACAGATTGAGGATCTCAGCCTCTGGGAATTCCGGGCGGCTGTGAGCGAATACCGGAAAGCGCACGACCCGAAGGCTGAGAAAGCCCTCACGTCGAGCGAAGAAGATGCCCTCTGGGATTGGATGACAACCTAATGGCCACTGATGTCGAGCGCCTTGTCGTCTCCCTGGAGGCGAGCGCGAACAAGTTCGAAAAAGCGATGAACCGCGCCGTTGGAGTGACGAACAACTCCATGCGCTCGGTCGAGCGTCGGACAGAGCAGGCGGCAAACCGCATCACGTCTGCTTTCAGCCGCGCCGGCACGGCTGCCAAGACTGGCATCGCGGGCATCTTCGCAGGTCTGTCCATTCAACAGGTCTCACAGTACGCGGACAGTTTCACGAAAGTTCAGAACGCCCTCAAGGTCGCAGGGCTGGAGGGGCAGGAACTCAGCCGCACCTATGAGCAGATCTTTGCCATCTCGCAGCGGCAGGCGGCTCCTCTCGAGGCCATGGCGACCCTCTACGGCCGCTTGAGCACGGCTCAGAAGGAGTTGAACGTCTCGGGATCCGAGATGCTGCGGTTCACCGAACTCGTCGGTATGGCCTTGCGCGTGCAGGGAACGGGCGCACAGGAGGCCTCCGGAGCGCTCCTACAGCTCTCGCAGGCCCTTGGCGGCGGCAAGATCACTATGGAGGAATACGGGAGCCTGATCGATGGTGCCCGTCCGCTTCTGCAGGCGGTCGCTGCGGGCATGGAGGAAGCGGGTGGCTCGGTCTCTAAGCTGACAGCCCTCGTCAAGGACGGCAAGGTTTCGTCGGAAGCATTCTTCCGTGCGGCGTTGGCTGGCTATCCGGTCCTTCAGAAACAAGCGGCATCTGCTGGCACGACTATGGCCCAGAGCATGGGCAAGGCGCAGGACGCCCTCACGAACCTCATCGGCAAGCTTGATCAGGCCCTCGCGGCATCCAACGGCGCTTCGGGTGGGGTGAGCGGGTTCGTGGAGGCCATCAACGGAATCGCCAATGCTGTTCCTGGCGCCATGGCGCAAATCGATAGCCTCTATGAGAAGATGGCGAACATCGGCAACTCCGATGTCTTCCGCAAAATCTATGAGGGCATGGAGCGTCTTGGCCTCGGCGGCATGAACGGCGTCACCTCGGCCAACCGCTTCGATCAGGTCTTCGGCACCAAGACGAACGCCGGCAGCATGGCAGGCTACAAGCCGGGGGCGACCAGTGCCCGCGCCACTCCGGCGATCACGCCTATCCGAAACTCCGACTATGCTGTCCCGGGTGACGACGAGAAAAAGAAGAAGGGGCGCAAAGAGCGTATCAACGACTACCAGCGCGAGGTGCAGGCCATTGGCGAGCGCACCCGCGCCCTTGAGGTCGAGCGGCAGACCATTGGCCTGTCGGCAGGCGACACCGCAAAGGCCGAGGCCGCTTTCCGTCTCCTCGAGGCGGCGAAGGAGGCCAACGTCGCCGTCACTCCGCAACTGAGGGCACAGATCGACAGCCTGGCCGCCGCCTATGGCGAGGCCACGCAGAAGATCGAGGACGCCGAGAAGGCACAGCAGGCAGTAGCCGACGCCGCTCAAGAGGTCGGGAACATGCTCTCGGACGCCTTCGCCGATGCGATCGTTGAGGGCGAGGAACTTGATCAGGTGCTGCAGAAGCTCCTCAAGAGCCTCGCGTCAAAGGGCATCGACAGCATCTTCAGCAACCTCTTCGGGGGTGCTGGCGGCGGCGGACTGCTCGACGGTCTCTTCAAGAGCCTCTTCGCTCCCGGCCGTGCCATGGGAGGATCTGTCAGCGCCGGCCAGCCCTACACGGTGGGCGAGAACGGGCGCGAGCTGTTCGTCCCGACCACTCCCGGCAAGATCGTCCCGAACGGAAAACTCGGCGGCGGCAACATGCAGGTTCAGATCTTCAACAACGCAGGGGCGCAGGTGTCCACTCGGCAGACCAATGGTCCTCAGGGCCCGCGTCTTGAGGTTCAGATCGAGCAAATGCTCGGCGGCATGATCGCTGACGGGCGGCTCGACAAGTCCCTCAAGGGCCGCTTCGGCGTGTCTCCGATGAGGGGGCGCTGATGGCTCTCCCTGTCTGGCCTGCAAGCGTCCCGCATGAGCCCTCATCGCGATCCATTTCCGAGCCCTTCCGCAAGGCGCTCGAGAGCGAGATGGCGGCCGGGAACACCCGCTCCCGCCGTTCGGCCACTGTCGGAATCGGCGTGGTCGATCTCACTATCCGCATGACCACTCCGCAGTTCGAAACCTTCAAGGCCTTCGTGCGCGACACGCTCAGCCACGGCACGGCCGATTTCGAGATGCCTGTCTCGGATTTGACCGGCTGCACCAACAAGCGGGTCAGGCTGCGCAACGGCGGGCAGTATCAGCCGTCCCGCGCCGGCAACCGCATCTTCGTCTCCTTCTCCCTCGACGTTTGGGATCTCTAAGTGCCGATTTCCGCAACGCAAGCTTGGGCCGAGAGGGCGGCATTGCCGCCGCCCCATTTCAGAGGACAGCAAATGTTAAAGCGTGTTTCTGACGCTCTCAGCATCCTTCGTGATGATTTGGAGAGCGGATCGCAGGCCAATAGCCTCTTCACTCTCAGTCGCGCCATCGGGCGCCAAGCTCTTCGCTTCCTTAGCCAACGCATCAATGAATCCGTCGAAGGTACGGAGTTGCGCTTCACGATCGGTAGCAAAGGCGGCAGCAACTTCGTCCGCTTTGATGATCATTGCTTGCCTGAGGGCGGAGCGTAGGCCGCCCAATGCAATGATGGTCTGCTGCTGAGTCAGTGCGAATTTTAGGTCAAAATCCGTAGGCTTTCGTGCCAATCTAATCTCCATCAGTTGAGTCGCATCGCTGATGGTAACGGGCCGGGGCGACGCCGCAAGGCACCCCGGCCCAACATGTCCTAGCGCACTTAGAAGTTGATCAACGTTACTCAGGTCCGTGAGTCAATGCCGCTCCTTTACAGGGGGCGCGAGATTGAGAGCATGCCTCGCTTCCCCTTCGATCGTGTCAAGGATCATCTTGACCTTCTCTCTGACGACAGGGCTGATGTCATAATCCTCACCATCCCGGCTAGGGACATGAAGCCAAAAGCTCAAGAGGGCGGTATCTAGCATTTCGCGAGTTCTGATCATGCACGCTTCAGGATCTTCGGACTGCATCTTCACATGTTGAGCGAGCAGTCTCGTCATCACGAAGCTCACACCTTGTCCAATTGCTTGGGCAAACAGCAGCATCTGTTGAAGCTCTTCTTCCCTGGTCATCATGCCCCGTCGGCTTAATCTAGGCGGCGATGGTAATCAGGTGAAGCCGCGCCTCAACAACCCATTAGGATAACCCGATGCCCATCAGCGCTACCCAGGCTTGGACGGAGGCAGCCGCCTCGGCACCAAAGGGTGAGGTCATGCTTATAACCATTGAGCTGATCCATCCGACCTTTGTGGAGAATGGCGCTCCCGCCCCGATCCGCGCCGTGCGCAATACCGTCGATGTCAGCTTCCGTTTGGAGGATGGCGCCCCGGTCGGCGGAGGTACCGTCGTGCTCTTCAAGGCGATTCCCTTCGAAATCGACTATCCGCGGATTGGCAACCTCGGCGCCGAGGCTACCATCCGGCTCGACAACGTGAACCGGGAGGCCTCCCGGTACCTGCATGAGGCCGTGAAGATGAACACGCCCATCCAGGCGATCTTCCGCGGCTATCTGGCGTCCGATCCCAACACGGTCGGACAGGGGCCTTACAAGCTCATCCTGCGCAACGTGAAGCGCACGGCACGGCAACTTGAGGGGCAGCTTGCCATCGCCCGACCGCAGAACATGCGCGTGATGCGCGAGGTCTATGACATGGTTCGCTTCCCGAGCCTCCTGCAGGTGTGGTGATGGATCGTCTCGCCTTCTATGAGAGCCTGATCGGCAAGCCCTACAAGATCGGAGCCAGAGGCCCTCATGAATATGACTGTTATGGCCTTGCCTGTCACGTGCAGCGAACCCTTGCAGATGTCGCAATGCCTGCCGTTGCCTTTGCCGAGCCCACAACTCGAGCGCAAGCCGAAGCGATGCTCTCGCATCCCGAGCGGGAGAACTGGGCCGAAGTCCCCGAACTTGAAGCAAGAGAGCTTGATCTCGTTCTTATGGGGAACGTGCATAAGCGCGACTTCCACCTCGGCACCTACATCGTGCCCGTCACGACCGGCGCGGTGATCCACATCGACAAGGCGGCCGGCGTGGTCGTGGACGATATCCCGGCCCTCAAGGCATCCGGCTTCAATTACTTGAAATTCTACAGGCGCAAATCCTAAATCATGGCACTGGCTGTCAAACATAATCTCCTAGTCTTCGATCCGGAGCGCGACGACGTTCGCTTGCCTGGGAGCGGGCTCGTGCTCCCCATTGCCGAGCACAAGACCCGCAAGCGCAAGCCGACGATCGAGCAGCTGGTCGCAGAGACCGGCTGGCGCTTCGATCTGCCGACCGTCTGCAAGGTCAATGGCGCCTATTACTCACGCACCGAATGGGCGACCCATCGGCTGGCGGCGAACGACAACGTTGAATTTGTGTCGCGGCCTCTCGGTGGCATGAGCGGCAATGGCGGCTCGTCGGCCAAGAGCATCGGCGCGATCGTCGCCATGGTGGCGCTCACCGCGCTCGCCCCATGGGCCATGGGCGCCATCGGTCTGACCGGCGCGGCTGCCTCCATCGGCTCCTCCCTGCTCATCGCAGGCGGGGCCATGGCGATCAGCCATTTCCTCAAGCCCAAGGCAGGCGGCAAGACGGCGGAGAGCGAAGAGCTCTATTCCTTCGGCTTCGGCGGCAACCAAGCCCGCCCGTTGCAGGCCATCCCGGTCGGCTATGGCCGCACGCTGTCTTTCCCCGACTTCGCCGCCCCTAAGTACAGCGAATACAGCGGCGACAGCATGACGGAGTATGCGCTCCTATGCGTCGGCTGCGGCAAGTATGACATCGAGGAACTGCGGATCTCGGACACGCGGATCTGGACCAAGAGCGGCGGCACGTCCTCATCGTTCCCCGGCATCACCGTTCGCGTCTATGACCCGAACGAGAAGGTGACGCTGTTCCCGGTCAACGTGGTTACGGCGACCGAGGTCAGTGGGATCGAGGTCGGCACCGCCTTCACGCCTGGCTTCACGGCGAACGCGGCCGGCACGACGGCGCTCAAACTCCTGCTCGACTTCGTGTTTCCGTCCGGCCTCTTCATGACGTGGAAGGGCGAGCTGCGCTCGCTCGACGTGGGCGTCCTCGTTCAGGCCCGCACGGTCAACGATGCCGGCGCGGCGACCGGATCATGGACGGATATCTGGAGCAAGACCTACACCTATTCGAAGCAGTCCCAGATCCGTATCACGGAAGAGATCGACGTTCCCGATGGCCGCTATGAGGTCAAGGTCCGCCGCACCACTGTTCCTCTCGAGGACTGGCAGCAGGACGAGCGCCTCGGCGGCGCTGATCAACTCGTCTGGTCGGCCCTGCGTGGCCAAATCGATGGACCGAACCGCTTCCCGCGTGTGACGACGATCGCCATCAAGGCAAAAGCTGGTGAGAACCTGCAAGGCCTCATGAACGGGCAGATCGGCGTCATCGCGACTCGCATTCTTCCGGTCTGGACGGGCACGGGCTTCGTTGAGCAGCCGTCTCGCTCGATTGCCTGGGCTGCGCTCGATATGTGGCGCAATGCCGATTACGGCGCGGGGCTCGGCCTAGAGCAGGTCGATTTTCAGTCGTTCTATGCCTATGACCAGCTTTGGACCGCGCTCGGCCATACCTTCGACCATACCTTCAAGGAAGCCCAGACGCTTGATGACGCGCTTGAGACAGTCCTCAAGGCAGGCCGCGCCATGCCGGCGCCTGTGGGCGACCGCCTGACCATTGTCAGGGATGAGCCCCGCGGCATCCCCCGCATGATATTCACCGACTATGACATCGTTCGGGACAGTCTCACGATCGATTACACCATGGCCGATGACGACATCGCAGACGGCATCGTCGGGGAATACATCGATAACACGACCTATAACCTGGGCGAGGTCTCGTCTGCCCCTGACGGCGTGACGCTCGCCAAGCCCGCTCGCGTCCAGCTCCCGGGCGTGACCAAGCGCTCGCAGGCGGCCGGTCTCGTGCGCTTCATGGCGGGCGAGAACCAGTATCGCCGAGTCACGGTCTCATGGACCGCCCGCGCCGAAGGGCGCCTGCTCAAGCGCGGTGATCTGGTCGTCCTGTCCTGTGAGGAGCCGGAAACCTGGGGTCAGTCGGCCGAGGTCGCCGCTTATGACGATGCCACGCGCCGGATCACGTTCGACCATAACCTCGAATGGGATGCGAACGCGCTCAGCCACTATGTCGAGATCCGGGCTGCGGACGGGCAACCATGGGGGCCGGTGCGCGTCACCCGCGGCACCTCCGACCGCATTGCGATCGTCAACGCGACCGATTTCGCCAACGAGGCCACGCGTCAGGGCAGGAGCCTTGCTGCGGCCATCGCCCGGGCCAACCTGGCCGACCGTCCGACCGCCGCCTTCTCCCCCGGAGAACCGCGCACCTTCCGCGTGCTCATCACCGAAGGCACCCCCGACACGGACGGCGAGCATATCACCCTGACCGGCGTCTTGGATGATCCGACCGTCTATGCCGTCACCGAGACCGGCGTCACACCGCTGCCGACCATCCCGGATGTGTTCTCGCCGTCGATCCCAGTCATTACGACGCTTTCGGGCCAAGTCTACCAGCGCGGCATGAACCTGATCCTGCAAGCGGGCTGGCAGCCGGCGCCGGGAGCCCTCCGTTACATCGCCGACGTGTCCTATGACAACCGGCAGACATGGGTCCGTGCCTACGAAGGTGACAAAGCCGGCTTTGAGGCCATCGTCGCAGGCGCACAGGCAATCTTTCTGCGCGTGGCGGGCATCACGCCCGCGAACGTGACCGGCGTCTTCAGCGTCATCCAAATTAACCCGCCGCCCCTGGTGCTCGACAACCAGTTCTTCATCATGAAGATCCGTCCGGACGACCTAATTCCGGAACTCAGCCGCGAACTCGAGGGGCTGGATCTTCTTGATCAGATCGCGGATCTGGCAGGCGAAAGCCGCACGGTTGCAGAGGAGGCCACGGACCTCGGCAGGGCGGCCATTACAGAAGTCGCAAAGGTGCGGGTCGATACGGAAAGCGCCATTGCGCAGTTCACGACCACGGTCGAAGCCCGCTTCGATGAGACCGAGATCGCGGTCCAACAGCAGTTCAATGCCGTCGGGCAGATCACCGGCCAACTCGTCGGCTCCTATGCGGTGAGCCTCAACAATGTGAACGGCTTCTTCGGCGGGTTCCAACTTGTGGGGGCACAAGGCCCGGAGGGTGCACCAAGAACTGAGTTCAAGATTGCCGTTGACAAGTTCCTCGTAGGCGCTCCTGGCTTAGGCTTCGGAGAGGAGGCCGTCTTCTCGATCGCTACGCATAACGGTATCGGCCGCATGGTGCTGCGCGGCGACTTTATTGCGGACGGCTCGATCAATGCAAACCAGATCAACGTGCTAAGCCTGTCCGCCATCAGCGCGAACATCGGCACGGTTTCATCGAGCCCCAGCTATACGACGGGCGGCTTCCTCATCAGCGGTCCTGACCGGCGCCTTGAAATCTGGGATGCCTCCTGATGGCGCGGCGCGTTGTGATGGGGCAGATGACCAACGGCACCTACGACCTCCGCATCTCCCGCAGGGGTGTCGATGCCATGACGGCCAACGTGAACAACCCGAAGCAGATCTCGTTCTCGGCGCTGCGTCAGGCGAGCGCCAAGGTGGCGTCAACGGGTGCCGTCAATTCCCTTGGATCCTGGGTCAGCCTCGGGAAGACATTCGCCAACCCACCGCCGACCCTCGCGGTTCTCAGGCGTGGAGGGCGGATGTTCTTCAACTACTACATTTACTATACAACCGGGGGGCAGTTTAACTGGTACTATAACCCCTATTGTTTGGTCCTGCAGGAAAACCGCGTCAGGATTTCCAAGACCAACTTCGAGAACGTGACGCTCCCATCGGGTGACGGCATGGTCTGGTTCATGCTGGAGAACTGAGTGATGGCCCGTCGCATCATTCTCGGCCAGCGCGGCTCTGATTATGGCCTTTGGGTGTCAAGGGCAGGCGTAGACGTAATTGGTGCATCGGGGGCGGACCTGCTCTTCGATATGTTAACCCGCCGCGGCATGGTTCTCGAGGAAGGCTCGGCCGTCGTGCCAGGCGGCGGCGGCACTCGGTCGATCAGCTTTGCCCGAACTTACCCCTCTATTCCCTTGGTGTTCTGCGGCCAGTTGCGAAGCTACCCCAGCCTCGCAACCGTCCGGACACAGGCGACCCGCTCCGGCTTCACGCTCACCAGCATTCAAGACACCCTGACCGGCGCATGGTTTGCCGCGGGCGACACCGTGCAATGGTTCGCTGTCATGCAGACTGAAAGTTAATCTATGGCGCGTCGTGTGGTTCTCGGGAATGTAGGATCGGAGTTCGTCTTCCGCGTGTCCCGCCCGGGGTTCGACGCAGCCACGGCGGACCTGGATCAACTTATCTTTGATGCAGACGCGATCCAAGCCCGGGTGGCTGCGTCGGGCCTGACGACTGTCTCTGCGTCCACCTATCCGCTCAGCCCGGGAGTCCGCACGATCTCACATGGAGTGGATAGCCCAGGCCTCGCCATCGGTGTTGCGCAGTCGATGTACACGAACTCGGCGGATGCTTCGAATGATGGGATGTGGGTCGGGCTAGACCGTGACCCGCAGCTCAGCGGCGGTAACGTGATCATCGTGCCTCTGCATTGGAACAACGACCTTAAAATCGGCTGGTGCACGCCCTGGATGCTGAACGCCGACCAGGGCGAGAAGAAGTCCGGAAACGGCTGGCGCATCCGCTGGAACAACACCACGCTCTTCATTGATAATTTCCAGGCCTACGGCATCCGCGTCCGCTGGTCTGTGTTGGAGTTCTGACATGCTGCTGTTTACCGATGACGAAGGCCGCTATGTGGGTCATACGGATGCCGAATATCCCGCACCCGCCGAGATGCTTGAGCGGGTGAGGGCCAGCCAAGAGGAGGGCCATGTTCTCGATGTCCCGCCCTTCGACACCCGCTTCTGGTACTTCCCCAAAGGTGCCCCGGCGATCCGGCCGCAGCTTGATTACAGCGTCACCGAGAAGCAGGAAGGCGACGACAAGGTGACTGTGATCTCGGGCATCCCGAAAGGCCTCTCCGTTCAAGTCCTGGGGCCTGACAGCGGACAGGTGATCGAGTCGGATGGAGAGGATCTGGAAATCGTGGCGCGCACGCCTGGGAGCTACTCCGTCACCTTCGATCCGTTCCCGCACCAGCCCGTGGCCATCCACATCGCTGTGACGAAGGAGGGCTGAGATGGCGCGTCTCGAGTTCGGCCCCTCTGTCGATCAGCTCCGCGAACTAGCCGAGCAGGCGATCGACAAGCACTTTGAGCCGGTGCGCCTGCGCATGGCCCTCTACAACCGCAAGGTCACGGAAGCCCGCAATCATCTCGCCGGCCAGCCGTCCGCCATGCTCAATAAGGAGGCGCAGCGCCGGCACATCAAGGCGGATGAGATTGCCCGCCAGGTGGTAACCCTCGCGGAAGCCGACGAGGCCACGGAAGACGACCGCACGGCCCTGAAGTTGAAGATCCGCAAGGCCCTCACGGCTGAGAAAATCCGCAAGATCCTGATGCAGAGCGGCATCACGCTCTAAGCCCTCCTGCAATCCAAGCCTGAACCATCGGCCAAGACCACTTGGCCGGGAGACCTTTCTATGGCCCTCGATCCCGCATACTTCTTCTATTCCGACGGCACGATCACCCTGACGAACGGTTCGGACATCGCAACGGGCGAGTTCACGGCCTGGGATCCGGCCGTGCTGCCCTTCGATTTCGTGTTCCCGAATAACGGCACGGATGGGATGACGGTCATCAAAGAAGTGCTCGCCATGGATCAGATCCGGCTGGCGCAGCCCTGGACTGGCCCGACGCTGACCGATGTGCCGTACTTCATGGTGCGGTGGACCAAGCACACCGACCCGAAGGTTTATGCCCTGCGGCTGTCAGATTACCTCGCACGGCTCAAAAGCATCCCCGAGAACCTTGAGGAGGTCGCGGGCCAAATCAACGACGACCGCCAGGCTATCGATGCGGCCCTGACGACTATTACTCAGGCGGCGGCCGACGTGGAGGCGGGTCGTTCGCAAGTTGCTGCCAATACCGCAACCGTGACAGAGGCCGTCCCGCTCGTCACGGAGGCGCGCGATGAGGCTGTCGCTGCCCGCGATGTGGCGGTGTCCATTGTCGGGGCGCAATCCGCCCTCTGGGACACGCGGAGTGCAGCGGCGGCAGCCAACATCCCGACGCCTGTGCAGTACCTGCGCACGGCAGGTTATGCGGTCGTCGGAGATGGCGGCGATGCGCTGTACAAGAGACTTGGCATCGGACCGGGAACGCCCCAAGCATGGCACTTTCAGAGCGCAGATGGGGCGTGGTGGGAGCTGGCCGAGTCCAGCGCCAACGTCCTCATGTTCGGCGCGAGCCCATCCAAGGGGGCTGCTCAAAACCAAGTCTGCTTCCAGAACGCTCTCAATTTCGGTCGTGATGCCGGGATCGATGTCTTCGTCCCGGCTGGAGACTACGAGCTCGACCCGATCACGGTAGAGAACGTGCGCCTCTATGGGGCAGGCTCTCAGGATGTCGGCTATGACACTGGCACGCCAAGCATTGATGATATGGGGCGCGGCGGAACCCAGCTGCGCATCACCCACACGACAGTGCCAGCAGTGTCCCTGCGTTGGGGATCGACCCTGGAAGGCGTGACCTTTTATTACCCTTACCAGACCAAGGCGAACTTCGACGCAAACAGCCATACTCCCGTCATTTACCCACCGACTGTCCATGTCGACAGCAACATGGTCAACGTCCGGATCCGCAACATCGGCATGGTGAACGCCTATATCGGCGTTCGGGTCGGCGATACCTCGCTGAATGGCCAAGCATCGGGGCGGGTCTACATCGAAGGTCTGCTCGGGTACTGCATCAAGACCGGCGTTGAGATCTTCGAAGCCCGGGACATCGTTATGATGTCGAACGTCGTTTTGTCATATGCTCACTGGAATGGCACGGAGGTGGGTGCCCCAGTCACGGCGAACACCATTGCCTGGTGGACCTATCGCAACGGCGCGGTTGTGCGGGCCAATACGGTTGACGGCCTGTTCGTAGATAATTGCTTCTTCTTTTGCTACCGCAAAGGCATTGAGGTTTCGCAGTCGGCATCCTCAACCCTCCCATCAGAGGCAAGCCCGGGCCTCCTGCAATTCTGTGTCGTCTCCAATACTCTTTTTGATGGGACGCCGCAGATGCTACATGTGACTGATGGTGGGTGGCTCACCACAGCGGCCTTCAGCAATTGCGTCGTCACCAACTTGGGGGCCTCGCCTTTCGATAATTCCGGCGAATATCCCGAAAGCATCCTGTTCGACAGCTTCATCGAGACGGATGGGCGCCTGCTGATCAACAACGTTTACTTTAGCGGGGCTCCAGGGCGGTTCATCACCGTAGGGGGCAATAGCCTTTCTCTCCTGTCCGTCTCAAACTGTGACTTCTTTGCCTCGCACCGTGCCGCAGGATCTCTTGCCGCAGCGGCACCCGCGATGATTTACATCGCGCCAACGCCGCGCAAGATCAGGGCGACCTTCGATAACTGCACCTTTGACGGTACGGCCTCAAACGGCGTCAGTTATGCAGTCGCGATTGAGAACGCCAAGGCAATATCGATCAACGGGGGGCAGATGGCGGCATTCGTCCAGCCCCTGTATATCAACGTGACGGACTTCCTCACGGTCTCGGGCCTAACGACCACAGACACGTCGGGCCCTAACTCTGTCGGCTTCGCGGGCGGCTTTGCAGGCAAGGTTTCGCTTGAGGCAAATCTCGACAAGCCACCGAACGGATATGCCTTCAACAGACCCTATGCAGTGGCGAAAGGGTTTCCGGGAGCGATTGCTCCGACCGGGACCGTTCTCACCTTCGGCGTCGAGGAAGCGGATGTGACGGGGGCACTCAGCGCGGCCTCGGGAACGTTTACCTGCCCAACCAATGGAAGGTATCGAGTGGCGCTTCAGATCGCGGGTACGGTCGCAGCAGGCGATACGTGGCGCTTTGATCTTCAGATCAACGGGAGCCCTGCGCGAAGCGTGCTGGCCCCAATTGCGACATCAGGCTTGCAAAGCCTGCCGCTGATCGAGTTTGAGATCCTGGGGCTCGCTGGTCAGACCTTTAGCATCCTTGGCTCGCGCTTCGACGGCGCAGGCACATTCGGGGTCATCGGCGACGACGCATTTAATCGCGTGTCGTTTGAGTTGGTGCCTTAGACATCCTTGTCCGCGAACTTGCAGGCCGTCCCTTCCGGTAGATTGGCCACATAGACAGAGAACTTGGCAGACGGGATCGGACCAACATAGGCGCGCCAGCCAAGCGGGGCTTCCGGGGAAATCGCCTCATCCTTGAGGAGTTTGAAGATGTCGGGACGGCGCGAGATGAATGTTCCAATACCGACAATGCGACCAGTCGCGTCTGTGACAAGGATAGTCTCGTCCTTGTGGCGGGCGTTCTGCTTGTCGAATGCCCATCCCTCCAAACGGCGCCCCTGATCGGATCTGCGCTGCATCGGCATCGGCTGATCTAATACCACGCTTCCTGTGCAGGAGCCGCCAACTGCGAGGGAGGATATTTCTTTCCCGATGAGCTGCATCGGTCGCCTGCTGAATAGATTGAGGTTGTTGGCTCTGAGGTAGTCGTAACCTTTTGCTGTGTTTTCATCAGTGCCGAGCAGAGAATTGGCTTCAGGATCTTTGACGCCTACGGCGGCGGCTGTCCCTAAGACTTCGAGGGTCCGATAAAATTGCCGCGACTGCGTCAGTACGTAATCCCGCTGATTCAGGAACAGAGCTCCCAGAATGGTGCATATGCCGAGAACGGCCAACCGTGCGAGAGCGTGATTCCGCAAAATGACATAGAGGGTGCAGGCGGTCGCCCCGCAGATGATCGCCGCATAGTGCAGGTACTTTGGGTCTTCCGCTCCCCATGGAGTCCCGGCCCGCCCGAATGAGATCAGTGCAACCGTCAGGAAATGACCGACTAGGAGAGCAACGAACACAGTTAATGTCGCTGACTTCCTCTCCTTGACCCTGGTTGCCGCTATGTAAAGCGCAGATAGCGCGCACAGTCCCAAGATCGTGCCGAAAGCAATTGTGAGGCGAAGGCTCCGGGCAACGAAGTGCGCTGGCAGTGAGAGGATGCGTACAACGTAATCAACAATAGCTGGCCACTGCGATGGCGAGAACAACTTGCCGACCAAGCCACCGGTCTCGGCCGCAAAGAAGAGTTTCCACACGACGACAGAGGCCAGAGCTAGGCTGATGAGAATGCCGGTGCTGACGTCCCAGCGTGGACGCCACATGAGGAGCGGAGCCAGAAGACCCGCAAGCACAAGGAGTAGCCCATGGGCTCCGGAGATTAGGGTTAAGAGTCCCGTTACGATGACTCCTATGACGAGAAGGATCTGCTCCAAAGGAGGCCGCGTCTTTCGGTGGAGAAGGGCAGCGAAGACGGCGACAAGGAGCCCAAAAACCGTCGCGAGCGGATGCGTGAGGAAATACGGAAAGGCAACGACTGCTACCATTGCAGGGGCAAAAACGACCGCTCCTACAAAGGCCACGATGCCGAAATCGCTTGCGTAGAGATCCAGGGAGTTCCGACGCAGACTCGCGATCAGAGCGGCGATTATCCCTAGTGTGGTAGTTAGGGCGAGGATCGCTGCGTATTGATGGATGCGGTACTGAGCGCCAAAAAAGCTGAAATCGAGGGCGGATATTGCCCGGGTTGTAGCGACAACATGCTCATTGTGAAATGCGAATAAGTAGCTTTCGAGAGAACCGCCCTTAGAAAAGAAATCAAGATCTGCATTGAGATCCGAGACGATGACGGGAGCGAATAGCTCTAGACTATGTCTGGCAAAGAAGCTCGTCGTAATAATAAATTCGTATAGAAGAACTGCGGTGATTGCGACAGTTATTGCTCGGATCACCCTCTGACCTGTCATCATTCTAAAGCCTTGTATGACCGATCGGTGATTACCCTAACGGGGAGATGAACTCGGTTGAGCCTTCAATGCGCGAACACATACCGGGACCATATGAGGGGCATAGGAAGCATAGTAGTTCTCGCACGCCACCTCTGGGCTGGCGCTCTTGGGGGTGGCCTCAATCGGCTCCCCGCTGGCCCATACGGTTAGAACACCGGCCAGAGGCAGGCTTCCGCCAACGAAAATGGCTATGAGAAGAAGTGATCTCATTTCATGCTCCCATCAACGTTGAGCACCTAACCGACAGCCGTACAACATGCAAGGCCATCCCTCGCTTCTGCGAGCCCCTCCTACTCAGCAAGGGAGGGGAGGGCCTTCTAGCCTTTAGGTTTCGCACCCCACGAGGTCATCGTGACCACCAAGGATCCCAATTGGATGGCTGCCGACGCCGAGCCTGACCGCGACAGCGATGAGGAGCCCCTACGGTAGGCCGAATAAGGCACTTGTGAAACGAGCTGGGATGAAAACTGAGATAATCAGGAGAAGAACAGCAATCTCGACTATAGGGAGACTGCGCTTGGCAAGTGCGAGAAGGAACATAGCTAGCGCGAAGACTATCGCACTGAAGCTGTAATGTGGTTGTAAATTTACCAAGAGAAAACTAGCGAAGGCATAAGAAGCAGCTCGGCCAATCCGAAATAGATACGGCCTGTACGCTCCAGATTGAGTGCTGAACGCCAGCTCGTCTTGTTCCCTCAGTCTCCTGAATTCTTCGTCGAGATTGTTGAGCATTGTTTCGGCGGGGCCTTCTCTGACAATGATTTCCAAGACCTTAGCTTGCTGAAGGCTCGAATGCTACGCCCTGGCGTAGAGTAAGTGGCCTCCTTTACATCACGAGGACATCATGACCACCGAGACATTCGGGCGGGCGCTACTTGGCAGGGTTGGCATGCAGTTCACTGTCTGGGCTTGTCGTTCCCGTCTTGCCTGACTGCTGGCCGGGTGCGGCTAATAAGTTGAGCCTTTTTCCCAACGTGGATTTGTGCGGCAATCTGGTCAACGTTGGGGAAGCCATATCTCGCGAGGGACGCCAGCATGGCTCGTTCCTCTGCCTGACAGGCAAGCAATGCGGCCTCGGCACTCGCGTCTAATGAGGCTGCCGGCGCACTAAGATAGGCCTTGTTCACGCACGCGTTCCAGCGATCCCGGGCCGCATCAATCTCCTTCGCTAGTGCTTCCTTAGCTGTCTGGGCATTGGAGCCGCTGGACACCAACAGAGCAAAACAAAGCGCAACCCACTTCATAGATCCCCCTCCGTCGCATGGAAGATGATCCTAGGAGGGGCGACTTGCAAGTTGCCTAATCCAGGCTCGCTGCGGCGGGCCTTTTTCACGCCCACCTCCAAGAGGACCACCATGGATAAGACCGTCCCGAAACCGGCGGCGATGCTGCTCGACTTCATCGGCAGCAAGGAAGCCCCGAAAGGCTACGACACCGTCTATGCCAACCGCATGGACCGGATGCCCAAGCCCCTGACCGCCATGACGATGAAGGAGATCCTCGATCAGGGAAGGTGGCGGACCAACACCTTCGGCTCCTCAGCCTGCGGCCGGTATCAGTTCATGGACGCGACCCTCCGGGGCCTCGCGACCGAGCTCCGGTTGCAGGCCGAGGATGTCTTCACCCGCGACTATCAGGACCGGATCGGTCTGCACCTCCTGCGCCGTCGCGGCTATGACAAGTGGGTAGCCGGCCAGATGTCGGATCATGACTTTATGATCAACCTGGCGAAGGAGTGGGCAAGTTTCCCGGTCCCGTACCGCATGAGGGGCTCCCACCGAACCGTGGAGCGCGGCCAGAGCTACTATGCTGGCGACGGTCTGAACAAGTCGCTGATCACTGCTGAGGCCGTTGAGGCCGCTTTGACAAGGGCCAAGGGGGCCGCTGGCGAGGCTCCTCTTCCGCCCACCCGCCCTACACCTGTGCCAATCCCGCCGCCTCCCGACATCGAACCGCCTCCGG